ATCAGCTCTAGCTTTGAGGTCTAATTCTCTAGATTTTAGTTTAAGTAATGGATCACCACCTACTTCACTGCTAATTTTGTCTTCTTCTTTAGCATAATCTTTAGTCATTTCTGCAATTAACACTGCTTTTCTAGCTTCCATCATAGATGTTAGCTGTTGAACACGTTGTTGCATCTGCATTGCTTGTGGATTTTGTTGCATCATCTGTGGATTTTGCATCATTGGTGCCATTTGTTGTTGAATCATTTGTAATTCTTTTAATTCTTCAACATATTCTAATTGAATTTGTTCTTGTGCCATTAAACTTATGTGTTCTAGTATATTTTTTTGCAATGACATCATTGCCATTGGATTATTTTGTACCATAGAGATTGACATGAAACTTAAATGAGCATCAATGTGTGCTTTATGGTCTTGGCCTGGGTATGCTTGAAAAGGTTTACCGCTGATAGCCAAAATATGTTCTAGACTTGGGTCCATTGGTTGTGGTGGTTGAGGCGGAGGTAGTAATGCATTAATATTTTTTACTCCAACTGCTTCATACATAGATCTATAAGCTTGATATAAATTATGAATTTTAGGATTTGACTGCGCTAATTGTAATTGCATTTGCGCCATAGAAATTCTTTGTGTTTGAGAATAAATGTTTGGATCCGCAACAGGTAAAATATCTATTCTATCATCAAAATCTTGTACTTTAATCTCACGTCTTGCACCTGGTACATCATAAGGATAAACCGGTGGTAAATAAGTTTTAAATACTGAAGCTAATAATTTAAATTCTGTTTTAAGACCAACATATAATCTTTTGTGAATTGCAGACATAACTCTAGAGCCACGTTCTAATAATGCAACTGTAGTTCCAACTGCAGCTTGTTGGTTCATATCACCAACTTGTGCATCAGCAATACTTGCAAATCTTTGAGCAGAACTAACACAAATACCCATTAATTGTAATAATGTTTGATCAGGACCTTTAAATGGTAATTGCATAAATTGATCTTTAATATTTCCACCAGGAACATCTACATCTCTAAATTCACCTGGTTGTAATGGTTGTGCATCATCTCGCATTCTAACACCTCTAGTTTTAAAACCAGCTGGTAAGTTTGCTAAAGTTCCTGCATCTAACAATTGTCTTAACGCAACTGTTGCAGTTCTACTTAGGCCACCAATCATGTGAATTAAACCTAAACCATAAAAACCTAAACCTGGTAAAAATTTAAAATGTACAAAATAATCTTTTTTAGTTTTTAATACATCACCTGCTTCGTAATTTCTTCTAATAGATAAAACTTTTCCATTAGCTTCATCTAAAGTTACAATGTAAGGTAATTTAATTCCAGTAGGTTCATCATCTTCTGGGTTAATATCTTCATAGCCATCTAAATCTAAATTAATATGCATTTCTAAAACTGTGTACATATCTTCTGTACCGTTTTGTTGAATACCTTCTAACTCTAATTCTTTTTGTTTAAGTTGATCTTGTTGTAAAGGCGGTTCACCCAAATCAATGTCTCTGTAGAAGCCATTGATTTGTTGTTTACGTAAATCATTTTGTGAAATACGTAGAACATGGATGACAGCTTCCGCATCTTCTAATGAGGTAGCAGAGTACGGAACGACCAGATCTTCAGCTGGTACAAATTTTGAAACGGCTCTACCTAACAGATCATCATAATAGACTTTCTTAAAAGTAGAACCGCTGAGGGGTAGATAGAAAAGCATTTGATCAAACTCTGGTTCATATTCTTTCATCTGATCCATAATTTGATAGTTCATAAAATCTTTAACACGTTTAGATTGCTCTTCTTTAGGAACATCTACATTTCCTAATATTTGAGTTCTAACCGGACCTTCTGCAGGTAATAATTCTTTGTAAGCTTGTGCTTGAAACTGTGTAACAGCTTCTGCTAATACTGGGTGAGTAACTGAGGATGCACCTCTAAATGGTTCTGTTCTAGTTATATATTTAAATCCTAAAAGATTTAATCCTTCTCTATAACTTTCTACCCATTCTTGTCTTGATTGTTTGTAATCTTTGTATTTGTCCATTAACTCTGAAGCTAATGGATCTAAAACGTTGTCGTCTAAAAATTCTGCTAAGTTTTCAAAATGATCTTCACCACCTTCTGGAGTTGCAGCTTTTGGATCAAAGTTGACGGTAGCACTACCATCTTCTTCCATGGTAATATCTGTTTCTTTACCTTTTTCATTTTCAATAGTTTCTTCTTGTGCTCCAACAATTACTTCTTCTCCTGGAATTTCTATTTCAGTCTTTGTATTGGGTAAACTTTTATCTATTGTAGCCATAAGCTATTCTATCCTCTATTTTTTGTTGATTCAACACCTTATCGGGTTGTATCAGTTGTTTTTAACTCTGTCAATTAGATCGCTTTAGAGTCTTTATTAAAAAAATCGTATATCAATCCTTCTTCGTTTTTATATTTGTTATATTGATCATACGCAGTCAACGCTGTACTAATTGCGAGCCCTGGTATACCTGCAAATCTACTAACACCTCTAATTAATCCTGGACTCATCCCTAATCTTAATGCTGCATTTACTTTACCTGGTTTTGTAACTCCTGAAATATTTGATAGTGTTGACATTGTAGCTAGTCCTAACCAGTTCAACGGATCTTTAGCAATTTCTGCTGCAGGTCTATCTTCTGATATTTGTTTGCCCACAAAATAAGTATCTATAAGAGCAGTTGGCAGTGGAGCGCCGACATAGGCTAAAGATTTACCAACTGTTTTTAATAAATTACCTTTGATAGGTTTTAATGCATCTTCTGTTCCAGCTTTAACTGGCATTGGATTTTCTGTAGCCCAATTTTTAATTTGTAAATCAGTTACTTTTTGAGTTGGATATCTCGAATCTACAAATGCTCCTAAATCAACATTATATTCTAAAACTCCTGCAGTAGGTTTAACAAGCATTTCACCAATGTTTCTTTGTTTGAAAGGATTAAGATCTAATTTACTTTTTAATCTTCCAGCTTTCTCCATTTGTTTTAATTTATATCTTGGAATAAGTTGATGATGTGGAGAGTCAGTAACGCCGTGTAGAGGAGCGTCTGGTAATCCTTGTTGTTTTTTTACACTATATTTTACAGGTCTTCTATTTACTCTCTCTTTGTATTTATTAAAAGATTCTAATTCCGCAGGAGTTACATCTACATATTTCATTCGACCAGGCTTTGCTAAATAAGAAAGAGAATGTTGTTGATTAGGTGAAAACCATTGACCTGATAATGTATCTTTTTTTATTTCAGGTATTGTCGTGTTAAAAAATTTTGCTTTAGATTTAAAACCTGCTGTGTTTCTTTGTGGGAAAGACTCGCCTCGAAATAAACGAATAAGTTTTTGTGAGTCTTTTTTTACATTGTTCATAGCTGCACTTGTTACTGGTGCTTCCGATAAAATCTTTGCTGCTTTTTCTGGATCTTTTTTAATAGCTTGTTTACAATCTCCTGGCAAACCACCGTTAGATAAAAATTTACAAAATTTTATTTGTTCAGGTTTAGTAAGTTTTTCAGTACTATTTATTAATTGATTTGTTCCTTCATTTAACATTGCTAATGTTTTAGTTTTTGTTTGAATAACAAATCCTTTTTCTTTTGATAAATCAATTATGTTTTGTTTTGCTCCTTCAGAAAAATTATCAAAATTTGCTACATAATCTTTAGGATTTAAATTATTTCCTATTCTAATAAGAGGAGTGTCTACATTATTAGCACTTGCAAAATCTAAAGCTTTTTTATTATAATTGTCTACACTACTAAAATCACCTTTTAAAACTTTTTTAAAAGCTTTACCAAAATCTGCATCTAAAGTATTTCCTTTTTTCTTATTAATATTAAAATCTATAACTTGTCCTGCTTCTGTATAACCAGGCGCATCTCTAAATACAGATGCTAGTGGAATTACATGATCTACTGCACTTCCTGTAGATCTTAAACTTTTTAATAATTCTTCACCTGTTCTTGGAGGAAGTCCTTTAGCTGCATCTGCTATAGCTAATTGTACTTCTCGTTTAGGTCCTGATTCAAAACCAAAATCAGAAATACGAGACTCAATACTTTCTAAAATATCTCCTAATTTATCTGGTTCAATATCTTTAAAACCTTTTACTTTTTGTTTAGAACCTGTGCCTACTACTTCTAAAAATTTAACTATATTTTTTCTAGCAGCAGTATCATAATTGTATTTACTAGTTAAAGATGCACTATTATATTTTTTAGTACCAACCATAGCTTCTGCTACATCGGCAGTTGTAGCATCTGGATCTTTAACAAATACATCTCTTACTATTTTAATAAAAGGTTCTCTTTTAGCTGCTTTTGTTTTTGCAGTTGCATCTGCAATTTCTTGTGGAGTAATTAATTTAATTTTATTTTTTAAATCAGTTTTTTTTAATCTAGCAAATGCATTATTTACAGTTGCTTCAGGAGTATTAGGTAATTTATTTTGAACTTCTTTAACTGTTAGAGGAGTTTTAGATTTAGTTAAAATATCTTTAACTTTAGTCATTGCATTTACTTCACCTCTGTAAAGTTTTCGAGGTTTACCAAGCCCACTAGATCCACTATTAGTTTTAATTTCTTTTAAAGATTCTGCTTTGTTACCTTTATATTTATAATATTCTCTAGACCCTACAGTTTTAACTTCCATTTTATCAGTAATGGATTTCCATAAAGCAGTGTTAGCAGCTTTTGCTTTTTCTAATCCACTATCTGTTATTCCTATTTGAGAAGCAAGGTCTTGTCTTGTTATAAAACCTTTAAGAGCTTCTGATAATTTTTTACTAAAATTTTTAGCTGCAAGTTTTGCTTTTTGTAGTTCGTTTTTTTTAAAATATTGATCAATTGTATTTTTTCCTTGTTTACCAATTACTCGGTATCCCGAAGGAGTTTCATATAAATAAGGAGTGCTGGTTTTTTTTCCGGCCATAGTTTAACCTATGTTAATGTTGATTCTTCAGCCAACATTTGTTCTAGAATATTATTTTGTTTCTTTTGCTTGTTTATTGCTGGTTCTAAATTTTTTTCAAACATATCTTTGTTAATAATATTTTCTAACATTTGTTGATTTGTATTTTTAGAAGCGTCTGCTACTAACATACCTGTATCAGGGAAACTCATATTTCTATCTGGATAACCCATATCACTTGTTCCAGGCATTACATTTTCATTAAATGCATTTTTCATAACAGACATCGCTGCAGCTTTAGCAGCCTCAGAATTCATTAAACCAAAACCTTCATCTGCAGTTGCAAAAGGTTGTGGATTAGCAAATGGATCATCAGGAGTTCCATAAACAGATACAAAACCTTCATCTGCAGTTCCTGGAATATCTCCAAATTGTAAACCTTCATTAGCATCAAGGGTGCCTTTGTCTTTAACTCCAAACTCATTTATTAAACTTGTATCAAACTGAGGTGATGTTGCAAATTCATTAACTAAACTTGTATTAAATTCTGGTGATGTTCCAAATTCATTTATCATATTTGTTGTTGCATACTTACCAGGATTACCAATTTTCAAATCATTTAAATTTTTATTTATAATATTTGTTTTTGGTTTTTGATTAGTAACATTTGTGTTTATTGGAAACCCAAACATACCTTTATCTAATTCTAAACCTGTTGTATCAATTACTTCTCCATCTACGTTTCGTAAATTATTAAACTCAGACATATCATAAGTTGCTTCGCCTGCTTTTTTACCTAAACCAAATTTTTGTCCAAGACCTCTTACTAAAGCTCCTAAAATTCCTCCTCCACTAATAAAACCTCTAAGTCCAGTTTGTCCAGTATTTTTATATGCTTGATTAGCAAATATATTACTAGGATCATTTCTGTATGCTTTAGCTAAGTCTAATTCTGCTTTAGTTAAATTAGTTCGACTATCAAAAAAACTTGGATTAACTCTTCGACCTGCTCCAGCGTTTATTGCTGCAGCTCTAAAATCATTAGCATCTTTTTGTGACATACCAGATCTTCCTCCACCTGTTTCGGCAGAACTAATATCTCCTCCACCTACATTTTGACCAGGATCATTTGAACCAAAACCATTTAAACTTATAATGCCTGATGGACCTCTATTAACTTTACCTTTTAATGAACCGTGTAAATCTGATTTAACAAGTAAATCTTTTTCTTTTTTTGTAATGTAAGCTAATTCTGTTGTTGGATGATCTGGACTTGACTGCCATTTTAAAGGGGCCTTAACTTGTTTTTGATTTCCTAAGTAATTTCTAACACCACCTTGCATTTTAAAATTTTTCTTTTTAGGTTGCATCATCGAACCAACCCCACCGCCGTTCGCGTACATTTGTGATTCTGAATCTGGTGGTACAAACTGATCGTGGTATTG